GATCACAACTAGCCACCGCCGCTTGGGTGTCTGCCCATGTGTTTAATGGTACTTGTTTTACCCATGTTGGGCAAGCATCTGCACCCTCATCACGCTGTAAAGAAATGAACTCTGCGTCTGCGTCTTTAATAGCGCCAAACAGTAACTCATAAGGGAATCGCTTGTTATGGTCATCTTCAAATTTACTGTTGCCCTGCCAGCGGATGCCGATGCGCTTCTTGCGGCCTTTGATGGTCGCAGGCTTAGTGATGTAAGCATCGCCCCGCAGGTCTGACATCTCATATCCAAGGTAGTTAGGGGCTGTCATACCATAGCACCAGAAGTCATGGAACACGCCAAACTCAGCACCAACTTGAACAACAGCGGATACGCCTTCAATGCCTGAGAACAGGCCAGCCAGTTGACCTGAACAGCAGACCACTACCTTGTTACCCCTAGCCACTAAATCACGGGCATAGCGCACTTGGTGAATCTGGTCGCCCAAGCCGTGGTCGCAGTACAAGAGGATTGTTCCTTTGGTCTTACCGTCCCATTCAGGGGCTGGTGTGTCTGGGCGGCGCTCACCGATGATCCCGCAGTAACGACCGCGATCCATCTGCTTGTAGCCTTCGCCAATATGACCCTGCTTGAGTAGATACCATGAACGGTTATAGGCCGCACGGTGGTCGTTAGGACGCTCTGCGTGGAGCTTCTCAGACAGTCTCCAACCTTCAGCAAAGTCACCCATCTTGCCTGCGGCGACCTGTAGATCAAGGTCATCTAACTCAGGCATAGTGCGTGAATTACCGCTCCAGAACTCTGGCTGGCAGAACTGGTTGTAGTGGTGCTTAAGCAGGTCTTTAGACTTGTCGTTGTGCTGTTTAGCCAAGACTGGTTTGACATCGTGCATACCAGCGTAGCCGTGCAGGTTCTCATCGTCTTCTTTGACTGACGAGCCATCAATGTTGGAGAAGTCGTAATCGTATGCAGGCAGTTCCAAGAACTCATGGATACGGGCAAGTTCTGCGCGGGGATCAGCCAACAGCTTGTCGTATTCAACCATTAGGAAGTTCTCTGGCATGGCGGCGTAGCCAGCTTCCAAAGACAGGTAAGCGGCCTTCAGGTGGTCAGCTAACTGTCCTGAGTACATGAACTCATCCAGATCAGCAGGCTTTGCCACACGGACAAATGAAGCCATGCAATCAGGAACAGGACGAACCGTAGCAATCACCTTGCATGGGCGGCCAATCACTTGAGACATTGCACCCATGATCTGGGGGATAGGCCAGCCACGGGACTTGTCAATAATGACAGGCTTGTCTGTATCAGCGTAAAACGCATCAATGCACCCACGCATGGTCTGTGCAAGTTTCTCTCTGGTGGGGTCGTTCTCATTGAGAAGACCCGCTGAATGCCAAGTATTAGCCAAACCATCAAGGGCGTGGACAAGCCCAGATGTGGTGGATACATGAGTCATTGGGTTCTGGTTCAGGATAGCCGCAAGGACTGTTGAGCCAGAACGAGGAATGCCAGAGAGGAAGTGCAGTGTTTTGTTCATGTGGTTATTTTATGTTGGGAATATTCAATTAGACAATGCAATTGCTGAATTGCCAGCCGATATTACACTCCATCCACTTCCAGAACCAACTTGTTTTGGACTTGAATAATCAGATGTATTTCCTATTCCAAGCTGTCCATCAGCGTTACCACCCCAAGACCACAATGTTCCATCAGTTTTAGTGGATAAAGTAAAGTTTGCATTATTTGCGGCGGCAACTTTACTCCAATTAGTTAACGAACCAACTTGCACTGGCGATGAGTATTTTGTTGTATTACCAAGACCCAATCTTCCAGTCTCACCGTTGCCCCACGCCCACAGAGTTCCATTGTTTTTAACTCCGAAGGCAGAAAATGACATTGCCACATAAGTCCATGTAGTCAATGCACCAATTTGTTTAGGGGATGAATAGCTTGTTCTGTTACCCAAACCTAATTGACCAAAATCATTTCTACCCCAAGCCCACATTGTGCCGTCTGTTTTAACAGCAAGAGCCGCAGAATATCCAGCGGCAATTTGCAACCAATCAGTTAAAGCTCCTATTTGCTTTGGGGAGGAATAAGATGTGGTATTTCCAAGTCCAAGTTGTCCAACATTATTTCCACCCCAAGACCAAAGCGTTCCATCAGTTTTAATTCCGTATGAAGTACCTGTGCCAACTGAAAAAATACCACCAGCAGCAACTGAAGCCCAATTAGTTAATGCTCCAATTTGTTTTGGACTTGAGTAGTTAGTCGTATTCCCAAGCCCCAACTGCCCAGAACTATTGTCACCCCACGACCACAGGGTTCCATCGGTTTTTACAGCAATAATTCCAGCATAAGAGCCAGCAACACTCAGCCAATTAGTTAAAGCGCCAACTTGTGCTGGAGTTGATACTGATGATGTATTTCCATTGCCAAGAGCGCCAACATAGTTATAACCCCAAGACCACAATGAATTATTAGAACCAATAGCAAAAGTATTGGTTGCACTCATGTGTATATTTTTCCACGACGAAGAGCTACCAATTTGTTTTGGCGAAGAATAATCTGTTGTATTCCCCGTTCCAAGTTGATAAGAACCATTGTCACCCCACACATACATACTGATAGTTGGTGTAGGCCAAGTCCCAGCCGCAATAGCGGCATTCACCTGTTGCATTGTCCAGATGCCTGAGTATTGAACGCCGTCGTATGTTACTGGCATATTAGTACTGAAGTCCTATAGCAAAATATAACCCGCCAACAGGGGCTGTTTTCCAAGTTGTTAAAGAACCTACTTGTTTTGGAGAAGAGTAATATGTCCTATTGTCAAGGCCAAGTTGACCAACATTATTAGCGCCCCATGACCACAATGTTCCGTCTGTTTTAGTTGCAACAGAAAATAGATAAGGACAATTGACCGTACTCCAATTAGTCAATGAGCCAACTTGCTTAGGAGAAGAGTAATTTGTATTATTTCCAAGACCTAATTGTCCCGAAGAATTTTGACCCCACGTCCACAATGTTCCGTCAGATTTAATGGCTGATGCATAGAAGTTACCACTACCAACAGTACTCCAATTAGTCAATGCTCCAATTTGTTTTGGAGATGAATAATCTGTCCTATTTCCAAGACCTAAATTACCAAAAAGATTGTATCCCCATGCCCACAGTGTTCCATCAGTTTTAATGGCTATAGAAGTATCTCCCCTATACCCGCCACTTGATAATTTCAACCAATTAGTTAATGAGCCAACTTGCTTAGGAGAGGAATATAAAGTTGTATTACCCAATCCAGTTTGGCCTTGGTTGCCATATCCCCAAGACCATAATGTGCCGTCTGTTTTAATTGCTAAAGTAGTATTACCTTGACAGCTTATAACTGCCCAATTGCTCAATGAGCCGACCTGCTTAGGAGAGGAGTAATTTGTTATATTTCCAAGACCTAATTGCCCATAATCATTTCTACCCCAGCCCCACAGTGTCCCATCTGTTTTTATGGCCATAGCATTACCAGCATAAAAACCTGCACTTACTTGCAACCAACCTGTTAAAGCTCCAATTTGTTTGGGGGATGAGTAGTTTGTTCTATTTCCAAGACCTAGATTTCCATTGGTATTATTTCCCCAAGACCAAATCGTGCCATCAGTTTTAATTCCAAATGATGCGTAACCATTTGCGGCAAGAGACAGCCAGTTGGTTAATGATCCTACTTGTTTTGGAGAAGAATAACTAAATGTATTGCCAATTCCAAGTTGACCACTACCATTTTGACCCCAGCTATACAAATTATATGTATAGACAATAGGCGGAGTAGCCAGCGGATTAAACCCCGGCTTAACAATACTCCCCGGAAACATTTGTCTTATAGACATACTGTTCCCCTATCAGCTTGCGATTGACTCGTAGCTGATCGTGTAAGTGATACCGCTAGATGTACCGGATGTCACCACAATAGATGAGTTCTCCATCAGGTACACAGCCGTTGTCTTATCTACTGCAATCACAGATGCACTAGCTGGCACTGAGATCGTAGAGATAATTGGGTAGTTTGTACCTGCTCCGGCGGCGGCTGAGTTAATAGCCACTGTTGCATTTACAGCGCTTGAGCCGTTCACATTAGCACACACAATCTGGTTGATCTTAAAGACCAGACCAGAAGATGCGGCGTTAGACAACAAGGTATTAGCTGTCGTGTTAGCTGGTGTGAGGTATGTCGTGTTACCTGTGAGGGTGGTGACATTGATAATATTTGGATTTGCCATGGTGGTTCCTTACAGACCAAAAACGATTGAGAAAGCGATGGCTTGACCCTTGGTAGCGCCAGCCGAAGCAGGAGTTACAAAAGACAAGTTGCCAGCGCCATCAGTTTTAATAACCTGATTTGCCGTGCCATCCGCAGTTGGGTACTTCAAGCCAGCAGGGTTGTTCATGATGCGTATGACCGTGCCTGATGCGTTCTCGGCATACAGAGCCATGTCAGTGTTGGCGATGTTGAAGCCGAGTTCCCCCGGCAACAGGTCAGCCGCCAACGGCACAGCCGCACCTGTCGTCGTGCGATAAAGTTGAATTGGTGTAAAGCCTGCTTGTGCCATTAGAAAGTTCCTCCTGAGATTCCTGACCATACGGGAGCTGATGCACCCGCCGATGTTAACACCTGACCTGCTGTTCCAGCCGCAGTAAAGGCGTAAGCTGTACCAGTTCCATAAGCCGAGCCGCCTGCTGTAGCTGTTGCAGTTGAGTTTGTACCGCCGTTAGCAATTGCTACAATTCCTGTGACATTAGATGCTGTGCCAGTGGTGTTTTGATTAAGTGTTGGGACATCAGCCACTTGAATTGTGTTCATCACAACATTTGTGCCATCGCCTCGCAAATACGACCCGCTAGTGACTGCACCAGCAAAAGCATTCATTGCTGTTTGAGCTGATGTTTGACCAGAACCACCATTAGCCAAAGCCAAAGTGCCAGCCAAAGTAACCGCACCACTAGTGGCCGTGTTTGGCGTCAAACCAGTGGTTCCTGCGCTGAAAGTTGTCACACCACCAGCAGGAGCTGGTTGCCATGAGGCAGTTGTGCCGTTAGACGATAAAAGATAGCCGTTAGCACCAATCGCCAATCTGGTAGCGCTGTTAGTGCCATCGCCAAGAATCAAGTCACCAGTTGTAGTAATAGGCGATAAAGCATTGAATGCCGCACCCGCTGTAGTCTGACCAGTGCCGCCATTTCCGATTGCTACAGTACCCGTAACGTTAGCCGAATTGCCAGAAATATTGCCAGTGACTTGTGAGCCGGGCAAGCTTAAGGCGCTTAGAGTTGTTAGTGTTGCGTTGGTTGTGGCTGTAATGTTAGCCGCAGTGCCCGTTGTGTTTTGGTTAAGCGTAGGAACATCGGCAACTTGTATGGTGTTCATCACCACATTAGTTCCGTTACCTCGTAAGTACGATCCACTTGTCACTGCACCCGCAAAAGCGTTTATTGCCGCTTGAGCTGTTGTTTGACCTGAGCCGCCGTTGGTAAGCGCCAAAGTCCCCGCCAAGGTAATGGCGCCTGTGGATGCTGTACTTGGCGTAAAACCAGTAGTTCCAGCATTGAAGCTTGTAACACCACCAGCCGCACCGTTTGCCGCGGCGGTAATCTGACCTTGCGCATTCACCGTAATGTTGGCAGAAGTATAGCTACCAGCCGTCACCGTGGTGTTAGCTATAGAGATGGTTCCTGTAGAGGTGATTGGGCCTCCCGTGAGACCCGTACCCGTAGCAACAGAGGTTACGCCAGTACCTGTGACGATTGCACCCCAAGCGTTATTTGCGTAACCCTCAAACGTAGCTGTCGTGGTGTTGTAGCGAAGCTCACCATTGTTTGGAATGGCGGCGCGCTCAGCGGTTGTGCCAATGGGTAGGGTGACGCCCTCAGTGCCGGGCAACTCTGGGTTCGTCGTAATCGCAAACGTAGGATTACCAGAAGCGCCGTTTCCGTTGGTTACAGTGATCTGATTCGCCGTACCCGTGAGATCACGACCAGCAACCGTTGTTCCACCACCAGTCATGGCAAGCATACCCGTGCCAGACAGATTAGCCACCGAAGCGGCAACACCTGTCAATTGGAATGTTGGGTTGCCTGATACGCCGTTACCGTCAGAAACGGTTAAACCAGCTCCAGACGTAGATAAGGTGCGCCCTGTTACCGAGCCACCAGACTTGGCAATAATCCCGTTAGAAGCCGTTTCAAGGCTTCCTGAGACGCCATTCAAGGTGATCTGAAGGGTGGACTGCGCACCACCATCAACCAAACCAACACCTGTTCCGCTAGACAGCGCTCTGCTGTTAGCCAATGTGGGCTCTTGGTTCTTCGTAATAAACGTCTGAGTCTGAACGGGAGAACCCGCAAGCGCGGCAGTCGTTGTCTGTACGGTCTGACCGTTTTGAACAATAGGGACTGCCTCTGTACCAGTAATTGCACCAGCGGCAGGTAATTGTGTGATCGTTACTTGTGCGGACATATTATGGGCTCAGTTGGTCTAGGTTGCCGTTATTCTCAGGATCCTGAGTGTTACCCTCTGTCGAGATGATAAAGCTACCACCAGTGATACCGTTTTGGGTAGTGACAATGTTGTTGTCATTGGCGGCAACGCTCACGTCAGGACGTGGGAATCTGATCGTTATTCTCTCAGTTTTTCGGGCTGGAAGTCTATAGGGATCTTTTTCATCCGCACAGCCTTGCCCACAGACTTGGAGACCGGGGAAGTTTGGGTCTGGTCTCATCTGGTCGTGGTCGCGCTTCATCTTGCAACGATCACAGATCGCTATCGATAAAGTAGCGTTGCCACGAGTGTCGAGGAAGACTGGCATTATCTTGTGTACACCGAAATGTTAGGGGCAAAGTAGATCGGAGACTTGTCACGCTCTTCCTGCTCAACCATGTTCAGGTACTTCTCAGCCTGACCTTCGAGGTATTGGATGCGCGCCATATCGATGCCGGGCAACTCTAGGCTCATCCTATGCGCCAGCATCATCAGCGTTGCTTCGTACCACCGCGTTGGGATGTACAGCTCGTCAGTTAAGGCACCGACGTCCATGATCTGCTTGCTGTACCACACGGTGATCTGCACGAATGGGTCACTAGGGACAGGCCACAAGTACAGAGAAGGCAAGGGAATCGTGCGATCAAACCAAAATTGGAAGGGCTGGTTTGCTGTAAAGTTTTTGTTTGGCAGGTTTGTGTAGTCGTCGCGGTTTAGGCGAGACATGGTGATCTCGGTGGAATTATTCCCAACGTAGAATTCACGCAAAGCCAAGGTAGTCCCACCAGAGGCACGAACGCGGTAGTACTGGACGTCTTGACCGGGGTTTATATCCGTCCAAATCCACTTATTATCCGTCACAGTCACTGCTCCAAGGCTCTCAAGCGTCGTCCATGTGCTGTTATCTGTTGAATACTCAAGGGTCAGCGTCCACGTAGCGCTTCCACCACCTGCCACATAGGGCAAGATACCGATGGAGCCAGCATAGATGGGGTTGTTTGTCCCAAAATTGGCTGAAATGTTGCCGTTTGCGCTGGTTTGCTGGCAGAACGTGTCTACGTCGTTGTCGCCCACGTTAGCAACAGTTCCACCAGCGGAGCTTGAGTAACTGCAATTAGGGCGGCTCATCTTGCGATATAGCACGTTTAGAGCGTCGTTTGCACCCGCGGGTAGGTTGTATATGTAATTGTTCGCAGAAACGCCCAAAACGATCTTATCGATGGCGAAATACTGTATTCCGATGTTGATCAGGTTTTGAAGCAAAAAGCTCAGTGATTGACGAGCGGATACAAGTTGCTCAGAGGTCAACTCTTCGGCTAATTTGCCTGCACGTCTCGCACCATGATCAATCAGGGTTTGTACGTTAACTGTCTGACCGTATGTATCTGAGTACGCCATTTGTATTCCTTACCAGCCGGGGCAGTTCCACCGTTGCATCGATGCGCGTGATCGACTGCCCTTTTCGCTCTTCTCTGCTACTGGGCTCATTCTCGCGCAAAACGCATCTCTACGCGAGCCCCCTTGGGGTTGTGGAGCCTTTAAATTTGAACCAGTCTCGCGGTTGTACTTGGCGCGACCTTTAGCTGTAAGTCCAGCACCTTGCTTAGCAGGGAGCTTCTCACCGCGACCGATTGCAAGACTTACGTTCTTTTTGCTCATTTTACTTTGGCTGTTTTGGCTGACTCTTTAAAGTCTTTAGCCGATGGAGCACCTTTGCTACCCACTCGGCGCATCTTTTCGCCAGAGCCTTCAGCGATTCTTTCACGCTTTGCATTGATATTTTCATACAAGCCGCCTCCTTTAAATTTCTTACCCTCATCAGCCTTGGCAAACTCTTTGCCGACCTTTTGAGAGATACCCACCTTCTTGGCGAACGCAGGGTTGTGTGCGACCGCTTGCATCAAGTTGTGTTGAGAAGATGATTTGCTTGGCATGATTAGTCAGGGTTCTTGATGTAGATGCCTTCAAACTCAGCAGACACATTGGAAGCCCCTGCTGAAGCAATTGCCCTAATTTCAATGTCTGTCTTTTCAGCAAAAGCAAGCGGTGTGTGCAGATCAACCACGAAGTCTCCGTTGCCGGGGGTACGCGCTGAACTTTGTATTCTAAACACACCACCTAATGGGCGTTGAAGCAATTGAAAGTTGGTTGATGCGTTTGCGGTTGAGTTTGCAGATGTAAAGAAAGTTCCCATTAAATACAAGGTATAACCTGCGGGTACAGTCCAAAATGCCATTTGCGTTTGGTTTGCACCAATAGCAATCATGCCGTATACAGTTGCTGGTACGCCCGAAGTAACAGTGCCAGTGCCAGCGTAGATAGTTCCTACGGCAGTTGCACCAGAACCAGCGGTGGTTACATACATACGAGAAATACGCAAGTAACTGTTGCCAGTATTGACTGCTGTTTGCCCATCTAAAAGGACAGACTCGCTAATTTCGTTGTAATTTGCATCAAGACCAAAAATAGCAATTGTTCTTGCGCCAGTTCCAGCAGAAGTATCGTCTGCGCTTGAACTAGAAATTTTCATTACAGTGGCAGAAGCGGGGTATGCATACGTTCCGCCTTGTGCCCAAACTGTTTCTACGGATGTGCCGACATCACCGTTGATGCCAAACTTAAATAAGGTTTTGTGACCATCAACTTGCCCACGGGCTACTTGCAGTTCAAATGGCTCATACGCACCTTGGCGTGTTGCAGAAGAATAAGTTCCCATGTGGGTCTCCAAAATTCAAATTAAAAGTGGGAGCCGAAGCCCCCACTTAGGTTCAGCACTTTACTGATCCACCACGTTTCTTTGCAGGGGTTACTGTCACGGACTTTTCAGTCTTGGTAACAGAACCGTTTGCCTTATCAGCGATTGCTCGCTCTTTATCGGTAACGGAACCCATGCCAGACATCAGGCTCTTAGCACCCTCATACAGCTTGCGTGGAACGCTACGGATAGCTTTAGCCATGTCCATATCGCTCTCGCTTGGGCCGATAGATTTGTCGTAAGCGCCTTTTGACAGGTCAGTTACTTTCCCGCCATCTTGATACTTCAGGTTGCTCTGGGCTTTCGCTTGCTTCATCGCTGTTGCGTTCTCAGCCTTGAAGGCAGATTGCTCTTTCTTCTGGGCTGGGGTCACACTGCCACCCTTTTTAAAGGTGCCTGATTGACGATCATTGCTGACAGGAGCAGATGGCTTTTTCGCAGGCATTGCTACGGCGTGACCGCTGTTATTAACAGCTCCCCCCGTAGCGTAGTGCTTTTTTGTTGCACCGCCTTTTTTGTAACCACCGCCATTACCTAACTTGACATCACCTGTTGGGGCGCTGTTGTTGTCAGGAGTAGCTGTGACCATCTTGGTGTCGCGATATTTGCCGCCTTGACCTTCGGTGTTGATGATGCCATCTTTAGCGATAGCGCCACCCTTTTTATAACCACCTTGACCATTGACAACGCCGCCTGTGGCGTAACCGCCGGGCTTCGTCGACTTGGCGATACCACCAGTAGCTAGACCTTTATGACCTTTGCTTGCAGGCTTATCTTCGTGAGACTTCAGTTCTTTTTCAAGACCCTTCATCTTATTCATCTCAGCCTTGTGCGTAGCCTTAGACTCGCCGCCTTCTTTCATAGCGCCGCCCATACCCTTCATGCCCATCATAGCCGCACGACGTGCCGCCATAGAAGGACGCTTAGGACGAGCAACAGGCATCATGCCACCGCGAGCAGGCATAGCAGAAGCCATGGGAGTAGCCATAGGCGCACCCATCATTCCACCATCAGCCTTCTTCACGGATCCGCCTTTTTTGAGCTTTAACTCAATAGAAGGCTCAGTGGTCATCATTTTGACCATTGGTTTAAATTGACCCATGATTAACGCTCCTTCGCAACAAAGACGTAATCCACAGTCATTGTCTTTGCAACGGCTTCACCATTTTGAAGAGCGATTGACACAGTCATATCTTCGTCGTCAGGCAAGTTGGTGGTCACAGAAGTGCCCTTCACAACGCCGTTTACGGAGTATTGAATGCTTGATGCGCCATCGTAGTAAAAACCAAGACTAATAAATGTGTCGTTAGCCATAGTAGCCACGCTAGAGGTCGTAGTTGCTGTGCCGTTCTTCTCAACCAACAGGCTTACCGAAGTAGAGCCGTCTGCCTTGATAAAAAACACACCATCCGATACGTCAAGCGGGGTTGCATCGGTAATTTGAAGACCAATAACTACATCAGATTGAGTTGCGTCGCTAACCTTGAGGCGAGCCTCAAAGAAAAGCTCTTTGCCTGAAGCAAAGCGATATGACTCGCCTACTTTTTGCAAAGCAACAAGATCATCATCTGCGGCAGTGTTGGTGATCAAAAGTAAACCACCATCGCCGTCAGTCAAAGCCTGAGTAGCACCAGCCTGAGTCTCAGTTACAGTCCAATTTGCGGCTACATAGTAGTCAAAATCTTCATAGTAAGTGTGAAACTTTGTTGGTGCTGGCATTGTCAGATCAGCAAACGGTGAATCTTCCCCGACGTTTGTCACGCCATTTGGAAAACGGGTTACCAGTAAATTTGCCATTGTCTTTTCTCCTTAAAGCGCAGGGGGCGAACCCCCCACTTGGTTTTAGACGCCAGCAGTGCCGTACATAGCACGAGGATCAGTGAAGCCCACGTCGTAACGCTCTGTCGCCTTGTAGCGCATAGAGTCAGTTTCGAAGTCGCCTTCCATGGTTTTCTCGAGCTTACGACGCATCATGAGCTTCATGCCTTCAGGAGCGTCGGTTTGCACCCAGAATGCTGATGCGTTGGTCAAACGTGACAACACAGCCGCGCCTTCGTCCAACAGACCGATGGACTTGACAGGGTTGATGTCGTTGTTTGCATTACCTGCGCGCAAGACGGATTTCAGGAGAACTTCAGCTTGGAAGACGTTGCCGGGGGCGACCACCAATTGGCGGGGCACCAAACGAATCTTCTTACCGTTGTTGTCCACAGCTTGACGAATCTGGATCAACATCTGCTCAAGCGATGTCTGTGACAGATTGGCGGCTGTAGCCAATTGGTTGCTGAATGTACCGCTGACGATAGGGTGAGCTGTGCTGATCAAAGCAACGCCGTCGCCACCTGCTGTAGCACCACCTGTGAAGGCGTTGTTCAACACGTTAGCAGACAATGTCTCTTTGGTCTCAATCAATGACTGAGCCAAGTGACGTGCGTACACCTGACCGATACGGATGTGGTCACCGTCTTCAACCAAAACTTTGGTCAAAGCAAATGCCAAGCCGTACACAGAGTACACATAGCGTTTCAGGAACAGAACACCACCCTGTTGGTACGACACTGGTGTGCCGTCAGGCAACTGAGGTGCCGCGCCGAAACCGTACAAGACGGGTTCTTCGTGGTAGTTACGTGGGATGCCTTCTTGTTCCGTGAAAACACGAGACCATTCATCGGCACGTTGGTCGTAGACACCGTCGAAACATTCATTCAAGATAGGTTCGACGATGCTACGAAAGTCGGTACTGCGCATTGGAGCGGCCATGATTCATGTCCTCCTATTAAATTGCCGTACCTGCCGCACCAGCAAACTGGTACTCGGCAATAGTGGCACGAACGATGGTGTAAGAATCACCCCAAGCATTGTCAGGGTACGGTGCGAGGTTGATGATTCGCATTTGTGCGCTATTGCCAGCACCAGCTAAGGTGGTTGACAAAGTGCAAGCAGACAAACCAGTGGTTGTTGAACCAGCAGTAGTGTTGCTCAAATCAGCCTCATCGCCAATGGAAGTCTGCGCTAGTGAACCAGCGGCTTGAATTTCATAGACGATATTGGGGTCGTTGTAGAAGTACGCAATGCATGAACCAGTCTGGTATGCCGTGTTGGCAGGCCAGTAGTTCGACACGCGACGACGACCAGTAGTGTCCGTAAACTCGACGCCTGAAAAGCAACCGAGA